GCGGTCCGGCCGACGACGACGTCCACGAGCGTGATCCCGGATGCCGCCATGCGAGCGAGGCCGGCGTCCTGCCAGGCGCGCATCGTGGCGGTGCGGGTGGCCATCTCCGTGTACGAGCCGATGCGCCACCGGCGCCCGCTGACGTCCACGAATCCGGTGACGCCCTCGCGGAGGAAGTTCTGGATGATGCGGCGCTGGGTGAGCGCGAGCGACTGGCCGCCGACGAGCATGTCGGGCGCGAGGCGGGCGACGATCTCCTTGTAGGCGTCGTCGGGGTAGCGGAGGATGCGCCGGTTGACGTCCTCGAAGCGGTTGCGGAGGTCGAGGGCGAGCATCGCGGCCGCGTTGACCGACGTCGGCGTGAGACCGAGCGAGCGAGGGAGACGCGGTGCGAGCGCGAGGCGGGCGACGGCGGCCGCGGTGCCGGCCTCGGCGGCCAGGCGGATCAGCTCCTCGGCGAGCTGCGGGGGCACGTACCGTGCGATCTGGTCGGCGGCGAGTTGCTGCAGCTCGGTGATGGCGCGAAGTCGCTCTGGCAGCTCGGGGTAGACGTCCATGGCGCGCCGGATGCGTCTGGCCAGGTCCTGCTGCAGGCGGACCTCGATGCCGTTGTAGATGTCAGCGATGATCGCGCCGAGCTCTTCCACGAGCGTCGCGGCGGCGATCTCCGGGTCCTGCACGTAGACGGGCATCTGGTGCGTCCCTTCGCTTACTCGCTACTGTGTGCGCGTGACGAACACGGGGACGCTGCTCGGTCCGTTCTGTGGCACCTGCGGATCGAAGATGAAGAACGTGCTGGGCCGCTGGTGGTGCGAGAACTGCCAGGCCGCCATCGCGCTATTGGTGCCGCCGCCCGAGGACGACGACCCGTCGGTCCGCGCCTACGAGTACGAGTGGCACGACCTTGCCGGGTGGGATCAGACCAAGTCGGAGAAGCCGCCTGTCGTCCGCGTGAGCGGGACGGTGCCGCTGCGGCTCCATCTCCTCGACTCGTGGGCGGAAGCAGAGCGCGTCCTCGTGGCCGCGACAGTCCTGGTCGAGGGAGTCTCCGAGGCTGACCGGGAAGCTCGTTGGGGTGAGCTGTGGCGGATGCGGGTGAAGGAGCGAATTGACTACACCGTGACGGCGTTCGCGGCCGCCGGGAAGCCACTCCCGTCAGACTTCGCCGACGTGATGAAGAGGCTGTACTGGTTGCGCAACATGCTTGCTCACAACCCGGAGCGCCCGCACCAGATGCACGGTCACGATGCGGTGCGCGTCATGAAGCCGTTGCAGTTCAAGAAGGCCGAGTACGTGGACATCAAGTGGTCGGAGCTGCGCAAGATCACGGACAGAGCGGACGCAATCATGCGGGGCGTCGTAGCGGCTGTTCCCGAAGCCGACGGGTCGAACGTCCAGCTCAGCGAGGCGGAGACGGCACGTCTGCGGGAGATGCTCGAAGAGGAGTAGATCGACGTCGTCGGATTTCGGATGTCCTCAGCTCGGCGCAGGTTCGCACTCGACCCCGTCCGGCGCGACGGCTCCGATGGGAACCAGCTCGAACTGGCCCACGATGGCTGTGAAGATGTCGCTCACGAGGTACGCGAGCGGCTCATTCGCGAGCCGGAGGTGCGCCGAGGCGCGCGCGTTGTCTCGGTAGCCGTCGATCGAGTACAGGTGCGCCGCCGCATGGGTCGCCTCGTGCGCGATCACGTCGAGGGTGAGCTGGTCGCGGGCGAGGAAGATCGTGGCCTGGAACGGGCGAGGGTCGCGGTCCTCCCATGGCCCATGCCGGGAGATCGTCGCGCCGCCAGCCTTGGACCAGCTCTCGATGGCCGTGCCGCCGTAGACGGCGGCCGCCTCCTGCAGCTCGGCCGCCGAGTCGAAGACGCGGACCTTCACGACGCGGCGGACGCCGGTGCGGCGGGTGGAGACCTGGAACCGGCGCTCGCTCACTCGGCAGCCGTCCGGCCGCCGAGCTGGCTCCGCACCGAGAGAGCCACGGTCCGCAGCTCCTTGTCGTAGGCGCGATGCACGATGACGAACTCGCGGCCGCTGATCTCGACCGTCCGGCCCGGGGTGGTGTCGGCGTAGAGGGTGCTCGGCGGGAGCGCCGCGTGCGCGCGGTCGACGGCGTCCTGGGCGCGGCGGGCGGCGTCCTCGCGGATGCGTCGCCGCCACGCGCGGAGCAGTCGGGTGATCGTGTGCACGGGCGCTCCCTTCTCGCTACTCGTCGCCGGCGGGCTCGGCGAGGATGGCCGCCAGTTCGCCGGTCGTAACCGCGGCGTCGCTCGCCTCGTCGCCGAACCGGGTGAGCGCGGACGCAAGCTCGCGTACTCCCTCGGGCGTCAGCGCTTGGCGGATGCTCTCCGCCAGAGACCCGACGATGTCGACCTTGAAGCTGACCTGGAGCTCTCCGACTTCGACGGCCATCTACTCGTCCTTCCCGTAAGCGGCATCCCGCGCCCGCTTGAGCGTGCGGATGAGGTGGTTCAGCTCGGCGCGGCCGAGCGAGCCGGTGAAGATGCCGCGCTTCGTGATCGCCTCGTCTCGTTCGACTTCGGCGGCGGTGCGCAGGACGTCGAAGCGGTCGAGGTCGAGGCTGACCTGGACGTGGCCGGCGCGGCGCGCCTCCTGGCGGTCCCAGTGGACGTGCAGCGACGGCTCGTGCACGACCGTCCACCCCGCGGGCGGCTCGCCGCCTGTGTAGGTGTCGGTCACGTACCCGCTCGGCCCGCCGTCGCTCGCGGTGGTCTCCCGGTAGAGGTACGGCTGGCCGTGGTTGATCTGTTCGTTGGGCATGGTGCCCCTCTCTGTCTTCGCCGCATCGCGCGGCCTGCCCGGCATCGCGCCGGGAAGAGTTGTGGGCCGATACGCTCCAGGGATGAAGCGCTGGCTGAGAAGGAACTGGCAGGGGGTCGCAACCGCGGCCGTCTGCATCGCGGTCATCGTCGGCGGGGCGTGGCTGCTCCAGCCGAAGGGGCCGGACGCGGGAACGATTTCTGCGCTGGCCGCTGCCGTGTCTGCGGTGGCCGCCTTTCTTGCCGCCCGGCAGAGCTCCGCGACTGCGCGCGACGCGTCGCGTGCCCTGTCGCTGTCGACCAAACCGCAGGCGCAGATCCTGGTTCACATCGTCCCGACCACTGAGCCGTTCGATGACGAGGAACTACGGATCACCGTCGGGAACACCTCCGCCCAACCCATGGAGGACGCCGTCCTCACGTGGCAGCTCCGCGACGGGAGCCGGGGCCGGCACGAGCTGGGCAGCATCGGTCCAGCGCCGATCGCGCGCGGCCTTTCGTTCGGCGCGGTCGGCTCCTACTACCCTGTCCTGACGATTCCCAGCCCGGGGCGACTGGATGGCGTCGACACGTTCACCGTGACCTTCCGCGGCCGGTACCCGGAAATCGAGTGGCAGACCAGCGTCACGGCGCGCGTGACCTACCCCCAGCCGACACCTACCGACCGTCAGCCATGGGAGATCGAACTTAGCGACGAGGTCGAGAGGGAGCGCGCGTAGTCGCTACTCCTCAATGCCGTCGAAGTGCGCCGGGTCGGGGGCGGGCGTGCCCTGCTCGGCGCGCAGCTTCGCGACCTCCTCGGCGATGCGCGGCTCGTCCCAGTCGGGGTTCGCGCGGCGCACCTTCGTGTCGAGGCTGATCGCCTTGGCCGCGTCGAGGAGGCTGATCACGCGGGCGTCCTTCTCGGGGTCGGACTGCTGCGTCGAGGGGAACTCGGCGTTGACCTGGATCTCGGCGCTGCCGCCCTTTCCGGGGAAGAGGAGCCGGTCCAGCTCCAGTGCGACGGAGGCGATGTCCGTGGTCGCGGCGGCCGCGTACCGGATGCGCTTGTCCCGCGAGGTCTCCTCGCGCTTCTCCAGCCGGTTCTCGCCCGTCGCCGTGATCTGCCCGGAGACGTTGTCGTCGTAGTCGCGGGAGCCGAGACCCGCGTTGCGGAGGATCGCGCGGGTCAGGCCCAGCGCGGTGCGCTCGTGCTCGGCGACGCGGATGTCGAACTGGTGAGCCTCGATCTGCTTGTTGTCCTGGGCGGCCATCGACTTGAGGACCGTGTAGACCTCCTGCTCCTCGTCCCACGACGCGCCCTGACCGAAGCCGCGGCTCTTGAGCATCGACTCGTCCACGAACACGCGGGAGCGGGCCACCTTGAGGTCACGCATCCACGACGACCACGTCTCGTCCAGCTGGTTGAGCTGCGACTCGACGCCCTGGTAGTCGGAGCGCCCGAACATCGAGAGGCCGCCCTGCGCTCGCCGCATCTCGCGGGACGGGCGCACGTTGGGCTGGTAGACGACGGAGAGGCGGCGGATGCCGGTGGGCAGCACCACCTCCAGCGGCGACGCGGCCGACGAGAGCGAGGCGAGCCAGCGCGTCTCCTCGATCACATCGAACGGGACGCGGTCGCCGAGCTCGTCGTCCAGGCCTTCGTACAGCCCGTGGAGGATCGCCCCGCGCTCGTGGCGCTCGAGGTGCCGGTAGACCTGATCGCCGTGGACGTACGTCGACCAGAACGTGACCGCGCGGAGGCGGCGGCCGGCCCACTCGGGGACCGCGCTGTCGGCGTCGTGCGCGGTGACGTAGACGTGGTCGGCGATGTCCGGGTTCCAGTCGGCGGTGTAGAACGTGCCGCCGAGCGCCGAGCACGGTTCGCCGGCCTCGCTGAGCATCATGCGCGCGTCGGGGCTGTTCATGATGAGGTCGAGGCGGGACTGCGTCAGCTCGGGGGCGGCGGCGCGCTTGCCGCCGGCGCCGACGACGCCGGCCGTGTAGACGGCGGGCTCGGCCCACAGGCTGTCCGAGACCATCGTGGCGACGTCGGCGGCGAGCGGGAAGTGCACGGCGGTGCGCGGCGAGCTGTCGGAGATCGAGCGGCGGCCCCACCACATCCGGGAGAGGCCGCGGCCGAACGTGCCGACGAGTCCGCCGGAGTAGGCGACGCCGTTGCGGCTGTGCGTCGCCTCGATGCGGTCGGTCGAGTAGATGTCCTGCAGGCGGCCGATGTCGCCGATGTACCAGGCGTCGTGCTCGTTCATGCGGTGGAACGCGGGCGCGAGCTGCTTCGGCGGCCACGCGGAACCGGCTTCGGGGAGCGGCATGGGTGCCTCCTTCGTGAGGGGTTACGCCGCGAGGGCGAAGCGGGATGTCCAGTTGATCTCGTCCTGCCACTGCATCTCCGTGGAGGTGAGGACGTAGCGGCCGCCGTCGAGCGAGTGGTCGGCGACCTTGACCGGCACGTCGAGGCCCTGGTCGGACTTCTTGGAGTCCCACGAGTAGCCGGGGAACTCGGAGATGATGCCGGGGCATCGGTCGGAGACGGCGAGGTGGTCCTCGGAGAGCAGCGACGCCATGAGCCGGATGCCGTAGCTCACGTCGTTGACCGCGGCGCGGGTGTCGAGGTCGTCCGTCCAGAGCTGCTGCTTGAAGGACGCCGCCGACGGGTCGAGGAACACGTAGTCGGGGGTCAGGGCCGTCTTGTACGGCAGGTGCGGCTTGTCGAGCCAGTCGCGGAACCGGTGGGAGAGCTGCACGTCGGAGAGGCGCATGCCGGTCTGGCGGGAGTCGTAGCGGAACTCGTCCACGAGGTAGAGGCGCGACGCCGGGCG